ACCAAGCCCCCCTCCGCCCCCGCTTTGGTCATTAGGTTAAAAAAAAAACATCCCCTGCCATTATGGCAGGGCATGTTTTTTATCAAAGCTTGAACAAGCAACCTTCACCGCTCTTTTCTATTTGACCTTACAGCCACACCAGTACGGCAAAGCCGCCTTTAAAATAGTAGGTGTTCGTGTAATGTCCATCTATAAAGCACCCCCGCCGTCTCCCGGCGGGGGTGCTTTATTCTGGTGGAGATGAGGGGAATCGAACCCATAAGAGCTATTTTTGAACAAATGGCTTTATTATGGCGTTTCTCTTATGTTCCCCATACACAAGCCGTTTTTCAGTTTTTAATTTGTATAATTATTGCTTAAAAAGTGTATTAAAAACCAAGAAAAAAAATACCTATGCAACACGAAATGCAACACGAAAATTCACTTGATTCCCCCGCAGCGGTTCAGACCGTCGCGGGGGATTTTTTAAGGTAACTAAATATGTAACTTTTTGGGGAAAAGTTGTAAAAGATATGAATTTTTTTTAAAACAAGTGAATATACTTATGGCAAGAATTAAGTTATTCAAAACCAAGTTCGTTTTTCCTTTACTGAGTGCGCAGCTCACCAAATAAAAATCTGTTTAAAAAGCCAGTGAACCGGAACAATATAGCTAAAAATAACTATTATAAAAACAAAGAGGTTAAAGCGGAGGCTTGGCCTGGTTATGCCATGCAGAATGACGGCGGCGGCTGGTTTAGCTACATAGGCAACGGGATATACAAAGTACCACTATACAGTTATAAATTTTCAACTTTTTTTATATTTTGTCTGTCTAAAAAAACTGCACGCTATTTTAAATTCAGCACGTCCCAAAGTTGGACTTGCTTTTACATAAATGGACAGTTGTATAGCATATGTATCATTATGATAAAGGGAGCGATTTTATGAATATAACTTTAAACTGTCTACCAGCCGTTCTTACTGCCTTTTGTGTATGCGCCTGTGTATCCCACAAAATTCGAGGTCCATCATTAAAACGCAACAAAACCCGGACAGAGATTTTGTATAATTTAACAATGAACCTCTTGGTAAACCTACTAACTATTATGGTCGTTGAAAGCTTACAAACGTTTATAGAGAATCTAAACAATATAATTCCCATCTTATAAAAACTTAAAACGAACATACAGCTGTCTTTTAAGCAGGTGGATTCTAATTATCCGCCTGCTTAAATTTAGCCTTGCTCACCCTTTTAATACCTATGCTCTTTATGTAAAAAAAATGCAAAGGATTTAAATCGGTACGCTGTCAGGCGTCGTTCCGCAGATTTCCGTCGTGCTCGGTCCCTGCCTTGGTACCGCGGCGCTTTGCGCTGTGAGCGCTGATTTTGTAATCCTCTCCGAAAAAGCGGAGTTTTTTTCGATACAGATATATTAGCATAAATAGCGCCCTTGCCTGATAATCAGAAAAGGGTGCTTGTTTTATAATCTTTAAACAGAAACTTATCCTTTATTTCGGCTCTTCATACCCCATCGCCTGAACGCTGTCGCTTAACCCCTTCGTCGTCGGGTCGCTCACAACGCCGATGAAAGCGAGAATCTGAAGCAGCATAACAACAATGTCCATTACCTGTTTCTGCTCAAACTGCGGTACGATACCCGCCATGTTGAGCAACGTGTAAATAAAAGTCAGTACAAGCGAAATCAAGCCTACCCAAAACGGGCCGCTGCGTAATCTTACTTTCCAGTTAATATTCATTTTACTACCTCCCAATCTTCTGAAAACAGTTCTATCATCGTCTCTTTCCACGGCACCCTTCCGAACCGACTTTCTGCATACAGATATGGTGCCGTCATCTTGCTCTTTGGTTCGGGATACTGTGCTTTTATAGTAACCTCATCACTCCAGTGCGGCAGCCGCATACCAGCGCCCTTTTTCACCATTTCAAAAGCTTCTCCAAAATTCATTTTTTATTCTCCTTTTCATATTGTTCAATAAGTTTTTTATATAGTGCCTTTATTTGTCCATTGCCGCCAAGTGCGACGTATTTGTCTCCCGCCGCTATTCTTTCGGACAGCGGCATTTCTTCAGAGACAATCGTAATCCGTAAAATTGCCATATAGTTTTCTTTCTGGTGCCGTTCCTGCTTTTTGAAAATTAGGTAAGCTTTCGACACCAGAACAAATAAAGCAATGACGGCACTTATTGCTGTTGCGTATCCACCAATCTCAATAATCCCCACTACAGCACCGCCTTACAGCTCCTTGATAAACGCGTCAAAGCCCTTTGCCTTTGCCGCCTTCACCTGTGCCTCTGCGTTTGATTTGTCGGCATACGCGCCAATCTGGACATAGTATTTCGCCTTTGCCGCCGTACCTGTTGAAGCTGCTATGTACTTCACCCCGTAATAGCTGCATATGCCCTTTGCGATTGCCTCACCGATTTTGGTTGTGTTATTGATGATAAATTCCGCGCCGGTTTTGGTGTCGTGGAATTCACACTCGCAGTATACAGCGATTGCTTTTGTCTGACTGAGTTCCGCAAGTCCTGAATTGGCCTGCACCGCATAATCCGGGCCGGGCGTAATCGGGTCAAGCGCCACCTTGATTGCCTTTGCCGCTTTCGCGTTCTCCCCGCTGTTGCTGTAGACCATGATTAACGTACCGCCTGTAATCTTGCCGTTACAGGCGTTTGTATGAATGGGTACATGCAGGTCAGCGCCCCATGCGTTCGATTCGTTGATGCTTACGCTCATGTTCTGCCCTTTTGTGGCGCGCTTCACGCTGAACCCGCACCGTTTCAGGGCGGTTTCCGCCGCAGCAGCTATCTTATTGCACTGTTCCATCTCGTTTGTGTTTCCAGCCGCGTACTTGTTCCCGTTCTGGTTGCTCGGTGATAAATAGATTTTCTTTGTCATCGGGTATTATCCTTTCTTCGTTTCAGCCGCTATGCGCGGGTTTCATTTGTTTTTTGAGAGGGTCTTTCCAATTTATACGCCGCTTTCAAGCTGCGCGATGCGTGCTTCCAGCGACGTGGTATACTCCAGCAAATCGAGATAAGCCCCGTTTATATCGCGGCAGAAGACAGCCTCGGTGTCCCCCTGGTCCGCGAGCACCGTAGCATTGCCCGAGGGCAGGCACACCGAAGCAGGCATAAGCTGTTCAGTTGCCGGCTGCTTCAGCGGTAAGATTGCGTATGAGCTTGCAAAATATTCCCTAGCCTTTCGCGTAGCGCTTTCCAACGTGTCCTCCGCGTTGATTCCAACGTCAGATTTATTGACAGTCATACTGATTTTACCCTGCCAATCGGTCGTGTGCGTCGTTACGGTACCGTCATGCACAAGGTAATACTGCTTTCTTTCCGTATAATACTGATTTGTAATCCACGTGACTGTCTCACCCTCTGTGCTGTAGGAAAAAAACCATCCGCTGGCAAGCAGGAGCTTCGTGCAGCGGCTTGTGAGCAAACCCGAAACGACGTCATAGGTATCCCGGAAGCCATCCGGCGTACCATAGAGGGAAAGGCCCTCAGGCAGCAATATTTCCTGCTCACGGTATGGCTCATACGGCATATCCGGCGTATTGCCCGGCGTCGCCCAAATACGGCAGGTAAAGTCGTCGGTGAATACGGTGCTGTCTGTAATCCATCGGGGGGAGCCTTTCCAGTTTGTAATTCCATTTGGGAAATACCTTGTCTGCGTTTTAAACCCAACTAATGCATTAGATGTAAAATACATTCCAGCACCGGTAGCACTTCCGGTAAGCACCTGAACGTGGAGAGTAAACGGAACATCGAACCGCGTAAGCTTTTCAAGGACATAAAGGTTTGTTCCTGTACATTTACCGCCAATTGCTATCAAATCTCCATCACAGGACATGGTTAGCCCGCCTGCCGTGCGTGTGTCCTGTTTTAATTTCAACAGGTTTGTCCCGCACATATATACCTTCGAGGGCGCGGCAGGGTATGCGTCCGCTTGGCCCTCTGCAGCACCGGCCCCAACAGATGTACCGCCTGATATAATCAGGCTTTTAATCACTGTACCCGCAGCAGCACCGGAAATTTCCGCAGTTGCCCCGCTTGCCTTCCCGGCCACCTGGTTGTTCCAGTACGGCCCATATTGCTCTGCCAGCTCACGCCTCGCTATTTCCGCGGCAGCGTCCGCAGCGTTTTCTGCAGCGCCGTCAGCATAATCGAAAAACACCTTCGACGGCGCGGTCTGGTACTTGATTGTATACGCCCCGCCGCTGTAAACCCTAATACCGGCAATCAAATCTTCAGCGGCAACCTCGATAGGCACATCGAATCCCAGCGCCTCCACAACCTTGTCTGTCCCGTAGTAATAAAGGGGATTGCCGTCTGTCCTGATAAATCTCGCAGCATTTGAGCCGTCTGTCATGGTCAGGATTACCTTCGAGCCCGGTAGAACCTGTTTCTCATCCATCTTGAAGGTGTTTACTGTGGATATGACGGCTGTACCCGCGTACTGCTGGTCAAGGGTAGCAAAGCTTTCCGGTAAGGCTGATTTTTGTGTGTCCTCATACGTGTTCAAATCCGGATTATATACGTACCAATTGCCGTTATCTCCAATATACGGCAGTGATTTTGCGGTTTCGTCGAGTTTCTGCATCGCGGCATAAAAGTCCTTGAGGCTCTGCTCCAAAAGGCCAGCCGCCGCATCCTCAGGAAGGCTCTGAACCCCGCCGAGGCTCTTTTCAATCGTCCCTTTAAAGCAGGAGGATTTCTTTACCTCAAGCGCTTCATCGTCTACAGGAACCGCAACGACCTGGATATATAAGCTCCCTTCATACGTGACTGCCGCGGGCAGCAGGACAGTTACCGGCCATTCCTGAAGCTCTGTCTTATATGCCTTACCATTTGCCGCCAGGAGGCTTACATAGAACCTCAGGCTATCGTTTTCCGACCATGTTTTTGGAAATTTAAATTGAAGCTGCGTCGCCAGATGCTCTCCGGCATAGCCAAGCGTGGCCTGTTGTGCCGTCAGCTTATTCCCGCTTTCATCTGGTGACACGGCCATTTCTATCATTCTCGCTTCCATTTATACACCATCCTTCCATGCGCCGTTTGTCTTGACGCATACTTTTTTCGCTTTTTTCCAGGTACCGTTTACTTTGACATATGCCGTCCCCTGCTTCCACGCGCCGTTTACCTTGACGCGCGCCTTTCCCGTTTCAGCCGGCGGCGGCGATAAAACGCGCAGGGTCGCCGTTTTGGTATATACCGACAACCCGCGCGCGTTTACCGCCTGGACCCGGAAATAAAAGGCGCTTCCCGCCTTTCCCCCGTAAGAGGAGGGCAGAAAGCTCTGCGACTTTGCCGTGCCGGTATAAAACGTTGTCCATTTACTGTTATCCGTGCTGTACTGGTAGTTATATTTGCCGGCCCCGCTGTCTCCCCATGAGCCGCCGGACACGCCAATCTTGACCGCCGCCTCTGGCAGCGCGGCCGTATTTGAAAGCTCAATCACCGGCGCCGCCGGGGCGGAACCCGCGGGGACATCGACAGTACAGCTCCCGCTTGACGCGGAGCCGGACGTCTGCGTGCTCGCAAAGGTAATTTTTGCGGGCAGCGTAGCGGCGGAGGTAACACCCGCCACCGAATACCAGCCCGTGCTCGACGGCAGGTATTTCACGCGCGCCGAGGTCCAAGTGCTCGGCGAAGCGGGCTTCAGCTCCGCGTCAGTTGCAACCGATTTACCGTTCAGTGTAACAGAGCAGACGAGGTTATAGCCAAAATAAGAGCCGCCGCTAATTGGCGCCGTTGAAATTTTAAAACGGTAGTACACCGTGCTTCCGGACCGCTTGGTTTCATACGAAACGGTATGCTTGATGACCGGTGTGGTCGACATACTGTAGGTGCTTTGAATATCAGCCATATGCTCACCCCTCGTACATTACGTAGATGTCGCCGTTGCTGCCGAGGGACGCGGCGGGCGCCGACGTACCGCTGAGTATCTGGTGGACGGACGGCTTGTTCGTCAGGTTGCTGTAATCGAGATAATACGAGCCCTGTTTTCCGTCGAGCAGGTCCGAGTCAAGCTTTGAGCCAGCACCATCTTTATCGAGCATAATTTGAAATATACGCGATGCCAATGGTTCATCTTCCAGATGGTCTGTTAAATGCGCCGCTTCATCCGCGCCAAAGCTTCCGAGAGCAACTCGGGCGTCCGCTTTAAAACCATCTAGCGTCTTATTAAATTCCGTAATAAATTCACTCAAATTTAACGTATATAGCGCCTGACAGTACTTTGTGCGCTTGTCTGAATATTCAATGACCTGGTTTCCGCCTGGGGCAACATACACGTACGCAAGCGTTATGTCATTGCTTTTGGGCGTAGGTTCTGAATTAGCTGAGCCCATCAGGTATGTAACGGCAATTTTCTTATTCACGGTATCGCGCCGCAAAACAATTAAATCCTTTCGGGGTACTGCCGGCGAAACTGGGATATTTACGGTTAGGCTGCTGTCGTTGTGGTACCAATACCCATCGATTATCGCGTAACCCGCTGCGACCACCATCGTCCCCGTTGTGCCTTTTGTAACCTTCAGCGAGTCTTCTGCCGTAGAATTTGTTTTTTCATTTTTAATAATACCCGTAGAAAAAAAAGTGCGGAGTACCTCTGCGAATTCATCCGCGCTGTACACCCTTTCGTCGCCGTCGATACTGTCAAAAAATCTTGATTTTTCTGCCATATTTAAATTCCTCCTATCTGATTTTTGGCTGCAGCGCGCGGATCGCCCGTCCGATATGCGGCTGTGCCGTACCGAATGTAATATTTAAGGATATGCCGTTCGGTTCAAAGCATTCCTCTGCCTCTGTTACGCGCATATCCTGGGCAATTCCAAGCTCTGGGACATAAATTGTCACAAGGTCGCCCAAATCATAATGCTCGCGGTATTTAAAAGGGCTGGCGGAAGATATGCTTGCGGTCATGCTTTCCGCCCTTTTGTATTCCTCAAGCATGTGCTTGCCCTCTTCCGTAAGGGACAGCGCCGTGTCGGTCTCAGTTATGTCGAGAGAACCGCAGTCTACAAAGGTCTCCTTCCTTTGGTAGCCGCTCGGCATTGCCTTCTCATTCGTAACCGCCAGAACTGTACGGTTATAGTCTTCACCCGCGCCGCCGGCGTAGGCCACGTTGCGGTAGGACGTAGTATCCATCGTATATTGAATATCGGCGATGCTCTCAAATTCCAAAGACATAATGACGCGTGAGTTTTCATTTTGCCCTTCTGTCCGGTCAACGCCCTCTATGACGTCAAACACATAATAGGCCGAACCGTATTCTTCAAAACACATCGCAATCCCGTACCCCATGTCCGTATACTCGCAGACGCTTTGCAGCACCTCATCGAGCGGGTCATATCGGCTCATCCACACCGTCTTCATCCCGCGGCCCATATCCGACTCCATATCGAGGTACATCCCGCGCGGATTGATACCGCTTCCGCTCGTTGCATATGGGATTTGCTCCCGGACAAACGTTTTTAGGATGGTTTCCGCAGGGACTGGTTTAACAACGCTTGAAACCGATGCTTTCTTCGGCACACAGAAATAGCCGCCGTTCGCTTCTCCCTCATAGGGAATCACGATACGCTGGCTCAAAAGACCGTCGAGATGCTGCCCCTGTATGACAATTTCCAATCCCGCGCTGCTTACAGCCGTATCCATCTTGCGTATGATGCCGGCGCGGTGAATATCCCCGTCAAGCATTATGAGGTTATCGGCGGCAAACAGGGAGGGATTATATTCCTGTGCAGCGATGTGTATCTCAAAATCGCCTATGCCCTGCCATGAACGTTTGAAGCGCAGGGAGGTATACAGGTCTATTTCCCCTAAAAAAGTCTTGTCTGGCGCCATTATTTTAATGACCGGCCAATCCATAATTACACCCCCGCATAAAGATTTGTCCATTCGATGTTCACACGCGCGTGCTTGGAATCATCGGCGGATTTGTAGGTGATGACGTTCTTGCCCGGCTGTAACGACCAGAACTTAGAGCGTACGCCCACAAGATGGAACGCGTCTGTAATCTCGCTATCGCGCCGGAGCTTGACGCTCTTCTCGCCTTTCTTCGTCCAAATTGTTACGCTCTCGTCTGCTTCTAAAGACAGGTTCTCTACATAAATGGTTTCGCCCGTCGTTTCGTTCGTAATCTGCGGTGAGGGCGCTTCCCCCGTTATGGTAATACGCACTGGTGCGGGAACCGAACCCTGGTACAAGATTTCAACAGTGTTGTTCTGCATACCGAAGGTAATCGACGGGTTAAAGCACAGCGGGAATTTAAAGCCAATGTTCTCCTGATATGCAATACCCACATTTTCAGTTTCTAATGCTTCCCAATACGGTTCCGGCGCATTAAAGGTAACGCTGCATTTGTTATAGCTGTTGATTCGTTCCGTAAAATTCGCCGGCAAGGTCGGGTATGCTTTGATTTTCACAGAAATATAGTCGTTTCGGTATCGCAGCTCTCCCGGCTCTTGCTGTGGGGCGAGCTTTGAAATCAAATCGAACCTGTTTTGATACATTTTTTGCCGTGTATCGCCCTTGACATATACCGTACAGGGGATTTCCCTGCTTGGAACATGAAGCCCATGTACGATTACGCCGTCTATACCAGCGGCCTCGCTTGTAACCATCGAGTAATCCATCCCGCTTATACCGGAAATCTCAGAAAGCAAATATGGCTCCTGAAATTTAAATTCCGCGCAGCGCGATAAATCCACAATAGAGCCGCCGGGCGGCACATAAATCAATTCCTGCATCTTATTCCTTCTTTCATTTTATAATTTGGCGGGCAAGCTCCTGCGCCACATTCTGCAGCCTGCGCTGGGTCTCAACCGGGCTTTCCACCGGCTGGTTGAAATTGACCGTCAGATTTATTTTCGGCGCTTTTACCGGCGCTGTCGTCATCCCTGTTTGGCGGTCATATTCTATACGTGACTTCCAAAACTCCTCCGCTGCCTTTGCCGCGGTGCCGGCAGCCTTTGCATATGCGGCGCTGACTCCTTTTTGAATATAGTCGGCATATGCGTCGATATCCCAATTGTGGCTCCTAAAACCCTCAAACAGCTTATCAGCGAGCGACTTTCCGGCGAGATTGAATTCCGGAGCATACGAATTAATCAGGTTAATTACGCCATTCATGCCTTGCTGCATGATAATCTTCTGCGCTTCCTGCTCGAGTGCAAATGAGGAAGTAAGCTTTTCATACTGCTTATTCAGGGCCTCCTGCCGCTTTTTGAGCATCTCCTGCTGTTTCTCGGATTCCTCCTTGACCTTGTCCATCTGCTTCTGAAGCTCTTCCTTCTGCTTCTCGCGCGCCTCTGCTTCCAACCGCTTTGCTTCTTCCTTGTCGAGGCGGTTTAACTCCTTTTGGAGCTGCTTGCGGTTGTAGTCGTCCTTTTCATAAGCGAGCTGCAGGGCGGCAGCTTGCCTTTTCTGTTCATATTCCTGGCGCTGTTCCTCACTTTCCTGCGCCTTGGATAGCTCGTCGAGCGCGTCAATCTGCCCCTGGATGGCTGTTACAGTTTCGTTCTCCCATTTTTTCCAGCTGTCTATCGACTGGTTAATCCGCTTTGTCTCAGACTCCTTTTGCCTCTCGTACTTGTTTTCCAGCGCCTTGATTACACCGTCCGCAATATTGTCAAGCTTGTCGGTCTGCTCGTTCTGCAGGTTCTTTTTCAGGTTATACAGCTTGATTTCAAGGCTCATCGCGTCTTCAGCGTTCATCCGGTAGGTCTGCCGGATGCGCTGCAGCTGATTGATTTCTTCCTCGGTCGTAAGCTTACCAAGCGCTTTTTTGTTTTCAATCCCCTTGATTGCGGCGTCAAGCGCTTCCTTAGCCGCCCTTTCTTCCGCCTCCTGCTGCGCTTTGCGCGCGTTGTACAGGCGTTTTTCCATGTCCATCTGTTCATCGGAATTTTTCGAGTACGTGGAATTGATGCGTTCAAGCCATGCGACCTCTTCCTGTGCGGAAACCTGGTTCAGGGACTTTCTGTGTTCAAGAAGCTGAAGCTCCTGCTGCAGCGCTTCGTTGCGGGCCGGGGCTGACGCCGTTTCTCTTGCACCGCCGGAAGAAGACGCATAATCATCGATGCTAAGGCCCTTTATGGCAGCAATCTGCGCATTGATTTTGTTAAGCTTTTCCGAGCTTTCCTCAAATTTCTGCTGTGCCTCTCCCAATGGCCCATAAATGTCGCCAAACGCTCCCCCGCCATAAAGTGCCTTATACGCTTCCAGCTGCTTCTGCAGCAATTGGATAGTTTCCATTGTCGCATTACGCTTGGAAATCACATCTTGGCGATCTAATTCAAGGCTCTGCAGCGCCGCGTTCTTTTTGGTTTCAAACAGGGACCTTACGACAGCTTCCTGGTCCGATAAGCAAAGCGACCCGTCCGCTATTGCCTGAGCAAATTCCGGATAGGTATCTATCATTTGCAGCACGGTGTTCAGGTCGAGTTCCTGTCCATCATGCAGGGTTGCATACACGCTGCCGAGATTTGACAGCTCGCTGCTTACCGCGGAGAGGTCGAGCGTTTGTAAGTCCGCGGCACTTGCTTTATAAGCAATCAGCGTTTCCTCCACGTTTTTCAGCAGCGTAATCTCTTCATCCGTCAGAGTTTCTTTTTCCTCAAGCGCCGCCTTCTGCTGCTCCAGGTCTCTGATTACAGCGTCTCTCTGTTTTTGGTGAAGATTAGCAATTATTTCACCGTTTTGGAAGCTGACGTCTCCCGTTTCTTCAATATAAGCGGTAAGCTCTGGGTATCTGTCGCATAGGTCGATAAGGGAATCCGTACTCAACTTTTGTCCGCTTGAAAGTGTTTCGTATGCGGAGGCAAGTTCCTGCATCGCACCAATATTATTGTGTACCAAGTTATACTGGTTTTCCATATTTCTGAGAAATGCATCATTGCCGCTGGTTGCAACAACTTCTTCAGAATATTCTATTTTATTCTGAATCCTTTTACTTTCTAGAATTTCGTCTGAAGTTGCTTCTTGGATTTTGTTTAAAATTTCAAATAATATATCATCATATTTTTTGATTTCACTATCAGATGCACCGTTGCTCTTAGCATTATCTCTTTCTTGTTTAACCAATTCAAATGCTCTTCTAAGTACATCTTCCGCATCACCAGCATTAATTCTTAACTGGAACTCTCTGGAAAAGGTATCCTTGTCGCCTATATTTATGTCATAGAAATCTGTAGAAACAGATTTCATGATTCTATCTAAATTTTTCTCAAAGTCAGTCATATAGGGAGTAACCTGCAAAGAACCTAAATGATACGACACCTCTTCATTAAGTACTTTTTCCGCATCTTGACCGGACTTAAAAGTATCTTGTAGATATTTTTTCGCCTGCGCTACTGATAATTTTTCAATTTGATCTGTCTGATCTTCAAGCTTGCCATTTACAAGATCTAATCCGTTTGCCTCACTTCCAAACATCTCGACTAATTTTTCCTGTATTGCAAGAAGTTCCTTCTTTGCTTCGATTTCCTCGTCATAAGAAAGTCCTCCTGAATCAAGCGTTTGCTTCAGGCTTGTGTATTCACGGGTAAGTTCCTGTAAAGATTCTCTGGTGTGATCATACTCTTCTGTGAGCTGTATAGCCTTTTGGCGCGCTTCCTCCTGCTTTTGCTTCATTTGCTCTATCAAAGAAAAAATGAGCGTAAATGCAGCGCCTGCTCCCGCCGCGATGACGTTGCCCCACATCAGCGCGGGATTCGCGCCGCTTTGAAATGCTTGTTTGACTGCCTCAATCTGTGTGATGATATCCGATATGTTACCAATCACATCGGGAGAAACCTGGTCAAATGTCCTCAGCGCGGTAGTAAAAATATCGATTCCGGCACCTATATTATCAGAATCAAGTATTTTTTTGACAGCTTCCGCTTCTTTCCGCGCCTTGCTGGTATCGAGCACAAGCTCAGCGACCAGCCTGCCAGTATTACGTTCTTCCGGCAAATTTATCATCCCTTTCTTAAAAAAATTGCATAACAAAAGCACCTGCCTTTCGGGCAGGTGCTTTTTTCAAACAACAGTTGTTATTTTCGTGGAAGGACAGTTATAAAAACATGACTTTTATAACGTTGGATAATAACCGAAATATCTTCATAATTATAAAAATCATACTTGTCGACTTTGGTTTTATCCGCCCTTTCCAAGCATTTATTTATCTCATCATTTGAAATTCCGGGGCAGAAAACGCGCAGAATTGTTGGGAGGTTTTTCCGATAAACATCGTCACCATAGCAACTTATAGCCGCAGCATCCATTAAATCTATATGACTATTAAACGAAAGCGTAATATATAATTCTTTATTGATATCCCATGTCCGCAAATAGATATCCTCATCAACAGTGCCGGTATCCGCTTCCCCCAGCTTAATTCCGTCGCTGAAATAATTGAATTTTTCCGCAAAAGCCTCCGTTGTTAAAAGAAAGTAATTTTCTCCTTCCTGCTCATAGAGAGCGACCTCCGAAAAAACTTCTTTTTCCTGTTCCTTCACGTAATTTGTATACAGCACGCCGAATACAATCCCCGCGATAATCAGAACTGCCGCCGCAGCCGAAATTATAATGATACGCTTTTTCTTTTTAGGCATCGGTTCTTTCTGCTGTTCTTCCAACCGTTCCCCACATTCCTTACAGAATACGCTGTTGTCCTCAATTTGAGCACCGCATTTTTTACAAATCATACCGCATTCACCTCAGCAAAATTTTACCATAATTCAATATTAAAAACAAGCGTATATATTCAAAAACCCAATGGTATAAATAAAATTTGACTACAATCACTAATAAGGCGAATAAGGCAATTTTTAATGCGTGCATTAAATATATACACGGAATTGCTCCGCAGAAATTATATCACAGCCTTAATATCAGGCGCTGCGTTTAAAGCTCGTCCGCGTAAACTTCCTCATCCCTGGCATTGTCGGAATCGATGCTGTGCATCTCATTGTAGGCGTCCATCATAGCAATAAACTCATCATAACAATACTGCTCAAAAAGCTCCTGTTTGCTTATACCTATGCTTTGAGCAACCGCTAACCAGCGCTGGAGCCAGTATTCGTCCGTGCGCTCAACCTCTGTTTGATCGAGCGCACGATTACGAAAAAATCCGTTAAATCGTTGAGTTCAACAAATGCCTGAACGACTTCCGCCAATTCCTTGAGGCTCAGCGCATTCTCACATTCCGGGTCAAGCAGCCATTCCTGAGGAATTTCCAGCAAATCGGATAAAAGCATACAAAACCGCTTTGGCGCAACGCTTAAAATTTTGCCAAAGATATCAAGGAACTCATCGCGTTTCATTACGTTCAGCTGTGCGATAAGCGTACCAAAGTCAGACGTATCAGGAAAAATATCGTCCAGCAGTATGGCGGGAAGATTATTGACCGCTTCCATTACCTGCACATATTTTCCAACCGGCAGTTTGCGGATTTTCACGCCGTATAAAATGTAGCTTTTCGGCGCGCTCATTTTGACGCTTTTATCTCTTCCAAACATTGATTAACCCTCCGCGGGTGTTTCAGGCAAAGAAGGAATCGTCTCAATCCAGGTCAGCGGCGTGCCCTGCTCGACATCCTTTGTTTCTCTGATAATATGGTCAATTTTACGCGGGGAGCATTTGAAGGTCAGCTCATAAGCCTGTGCCTCTGTCGTTTCACCCTTTGTATTGTGGGTAATCTTATAGCCTGTGCAGCGGCAGGAAGGATAACGGAACATACGGTATCCGAAGTCGCTTCTCAGCGCAGAAAATGTGAACGCAACAAGGGGCGCGTTGTCGCGCGAGCCTTCTTTAAGCTCACCGGTCGATTCGTCGAAGGCCGCTCCAGTAAGAGACGCGATGTCCTTTGCGTCAGCCTCCTGAAGGGTAATCACAAGCGTAGAGTCCTTCCACTCGGAGCCGTTATCATAGATTTCGTCGTCCGCATAAATCGTATACTCCGTCTTGTTGTCGGTCGGAGCGCAGCTCTTGGCGCCGGCAAGCTTTGTGACCTCGCCTACCTTATATGCTGTTACCGTATCTTCCTCTACCTGTGCATAGCCACAGTTTGCAAAACCTCTCAGATATTTCTTTCCCATATTTAAAATCTCCTTTCAATTTTTGCCCCAAAGGGCAATTTCGCAGTAAATCGTAACAAATCCGTCCCCGCGTTCCAAAAGTAAAGGACCGCGCTGCGGGCGTGCAATACAAAAAACCTTGTCCGTCAGTTGGACAATACCTTCATTCATGCCGCTGTCAAGCAGTGTAAAAATTCCCTTACATGCGTTGTAAGCCTCTTCATAGCTAATATCGCGGCATTGAACCTGGATAAATTGGGTGCCTGTCCCGTCATTAATCTCATCGACAATATGGTCCAATTTTACGAGATTGACAGCCTGCACCCGCTGTGATATATCCGGCATCAGTTCGTAGGATACGTTCTCATATCCCCGCGATTCCAGATATGTCTTTAAAGCGCTGAGCAATGATTTTCCACCTCCGAGAACTGTTTATACGCCCGACAGCAAGGTTCGTCGAAGTGCCGGCAATGATGTTACAGAAATTTCGCCAGCCGTAAATCCCGCTGATAGCCACGGCGTATTCGGTACGGTAGATTTTGACGTAAGTCAACCAGGTATCAACCATCAACTAATAACTGTTGAATTGTGTTTGAGCGTTGCCACAGTCCTGCTTTGCTGCCGCAAATCATTCAAATATGAGCACACCTAATTTTGCGGCAGATTCTTAACAGGCTTTCAGAAAAGGCTGATCAACTGAATACTTCCATCGAAATCCGACATAAATCCCCTTGCTTTTGCCTGTCCGTAATAAAAGCCGCCTCCTGATACAGCGTTATAAAAAGCTAAGCTTGTGTTTACGCTAAATTGGCGAGTGCTCCAAAAGGGTGCACACAATTGTTTAAGAGTAAGACCAATCGCAGGAATTGCAGCCTTTATTTTAGAGATCTTAACAAAAAGAGAAAACACTTTATTTATTCGCGCTCTGCTTAGACGTCCCGCCGCTATTTAAAGCCGTCTTTCAGTTGCGCGCTTGGTACTTTCCGCCTTCAGAATGCGGGATCATTCTGAGTGGGCTGCCGTACCTTCGTGTGTAAATAAATTAAGTGTATCAGCTTTGCGGTTACCGCAAAGTCCAGAAGCTTTTCTGTACGATCTCTGATTATAATTCTAGCAGGTCTAAAAAGGACATGCAGGACATTCAGGACGCATCAGAAAATTTTTTTAAAAATCGTTCGGCTTTTTTTCTGTAAGATTCTCCAGAACGGCTGATGCCCATCTCCATCGCGACTTCTCCCCATTGAAACCCTTCAACATAATGCAGCTTCATTACACGGAGAATATTTGCATCCTCAATCTTGTCCAAAAAAAGCTCGACATCAGAAACGAGTTTTTCCAAACGCTCGGCGCGTTTTTTTAGCCGCTCCTTTTCAAGGTTTGCCATTGTCCCGCGCACCGTAAGCAAATGTTCCGTATAAGGATATTCCGAGGATGAGGAGGTAACTGTATCCATGACCTCTATCTGATCCGGCATATTTTGCATTTCCCTCCGTATTCCGGTTAATTCTGCTTTTGCGCTTTTGTATTGAGATAACTCTTTTGCCGTCATTATAATCCCTCCACACATAATTCCATTGCTGTTAGCCCTAACCATCCTTTTAACTTCCCCCCCCTCTTGAGAGCTATCTGTCAAAGGATAAACTTTTCATACAGAAATCCCCATAAATCCAACAGCTTTTATAATAGCGCGCGCTTATTTAAGGAATATTTCTGCAGGAAGTTTAAAAACATTTTAGAACGTTTGTTCTATATTGTCAATGACTTTTGACTTACTGTACGTTTTATGAAACAGCAAATGATTTATTTCTTCTTTGATTATTTTTATATCAAGCGCACCTACTGCTCCGCATTGGTCATTACGGTATATAAAAAACATGCCCTGCCATTATGGCAGGGGGTGGTTTTTTTTAAAACCTGGACAAGCAAACTTCACCGCTCTTTTCTATTTGACCTTACAGCCACACCAGTACGGCAAAGCCGCCTTTAAAATAGTAGGTGTTCGTGTAATGTCCATCTATAAAGCACCCCCGCCGTCTCCCGGCGGGGGTGCTTTATTCTGGTGGAGATGAGGGGAATCGAACCCATAAGAGCTATTTTTGAACAAATGGCTTTATTATGGCGTTTCTCTTATGTTCC